GAAGATGAATTTGGCGGATATACAATTGAGATTGACCAATTTGACTTTGGTCATGTTGCACATAAAAATACTAAACTTTATATTTGTGGAATAGCTAAAGATAATTTACCACCAATGCCACCTAAAAATCTATCATCTACTGACAGGTCAATATGTGGTAATGTAAAAGGAACAAAACGCTGTACTCAATATCAACGAGAATATACACCAGATGATTTAATTAACTGGATGACAAAGGTATGTAATGAATTACAGAAATAAAAAACTATTAGAGGTTGTTAGGGAAGCTCCATGTATGATGTGTTCAATGGAAGATGGAACAGTTTGTGCAGCTCATAGTAATCAATTAAGAGATGGCAAGGGAACTGGCATAAAAGCTCAAGATTTCCGCATTGCAGCGTTATGTCACCAATGCCACCATATGATAGATAATGACAAATCATTAGATAAACATGATAGAATAAGTGCATGGGAAGAAGCACATAGAAAAACTATAGGTTGGCTATTTACTAACGGACATTTAGGAGTAAAGTAATGGGGAAAGGTTCTGGCAGAAGACCATTGTTAATTTCTGAACAAGAAGCACAAGATAACTGGGACAAGATTTTTAAGAAGAAAAAGAATAGTGATGATGTATCACCGCACACTTATGAATACGAACTAAATAAGTCTATCGGTGATGTAGAGAAAAGATTTATAGACGGAACATCTAAACCTAACGAAAGTCAATTTAATGGCAACTAGCCCAACGCAGTTAAGTCTTAAAAAATTACGAGAAGAAGGATACACATGTTGGATTACAGAGCATTGGAATAGTTATGCTAGGATACGTCAAGATTTATTTGGTTTTATAGATATACTAGCTTTAAAGGGAAAAGAAACATTAGCTGTGCAAACAACTACAGCAACAAATATGTCAGCTAGAGTAAAGAAGATAGGTGACCATGAAAACGTAGGTCCAGTTCGTGAAGCTGGTTGGGCTATTCATGTACATGGTTGGCATCAAGACGATAAGAAAAAATGGCATTGCAAAGTGAAAGATGTATCATGAGTAACAAAGATAAAATAATAGCTTATCTTACAGAGCCTAAAACTATAAAAGCAATAGCTGAACATGTAGACGCTAACTATCACACTATTAAAAACTTGCTTGTAGCTATGAAGATGGAAGGTGATGTACATTCATTTAAAGATAACGATAATAGACTTATGCACTATTACATTCCACAGCCACATCCATTACAAGCTATATTTGGACACACAGCAAACTTTACAGATGACCAGATAAAGAGCATTACAATACATAATGCAGATGACTCTAAACATAACCTTCAGCATAATACTACACGAGAAACATTTGGGGAAAGCATAACCTATACGTTAGGTAAATATGATTAGTATGGAACGCTTACTATCTATTCTGGATGATTGGGCTTTGTGGATGAAGTCGGATAATCACAAGCTAGGTTATCCATCTAAAAGCATAGGCATGTCATCTGGTGGAGAGTCTACAAGTGATGCGTTTGAAGAAATGTGTTCTGCTCAGGATATGTCTAATGTAAGGACATTGCACGCTATCATACATAGTTTAGAAAAGCCTCAACAAGATGCTATCTATACTAAATACTTAGGTGCTAAACCAAAAATAGGCTATTATTGGGAGTTAGAACTAGCTTATGACAATTTACTGACAATAGCAGGTAGAAGGATAAACGCATAATGTTGTTGAACAGAAATAGCAAAGTGTGCTATAATACTACTTGTTGGACAACTCCTGTCCGTTAATAACGTAATCCCACAAAAGCCTGACTGCACTCTCTCCGTGGTTGGGCTTTTTCTTTTATATGAAACTATCTATTTGCGAACAATGTGGTGAACCTTTTGACTTCACCGAGTATTCTTTGTGCAACGATTGTAGACATGACCATAGATTTATTAAATTAAGGAAAGATAATGAAGTCAACACCCAAGACAAAAGCAGGCAAGATGGCAAAGATGAAAAAAGTATTTAAAGAATTTGGTGCAGGAACTTTAAACGTAGGTAAGTCATCAAAAAAAGTGTCAAACCCTAAACAAGCCACCGCAATAGCTTTATCAGTTAGCGGTATGTCTAAAAAGAAAAGGAAATAATTATGCCAATGGTCGGAAAAATGAAGTTTGCTTACACAGAAAAAGGTAAGAAAGAAGCTAAATCATACGCAAAGAAAACAGGTAAAGCTATGACAGCTAAGCCTATGAAAAAGGCAGCTAAACGTGGCAAGTAAACCAGGCTTGTACAGTAATATTGCAAATAAACGTGCAAGAATCAAGGCTGGCTCAGGTGAGAAGATGCGCAAGGTAGGTTCTAAAGGTGCACCTACTGCTATGGCATTTAAACAATCAGCAAAGACAGCTAAGAAAAAGAAATGATTAAGAAGGGTAAAGAAACATTTTCAGGTTATAATAAACCTAAAAGAACACCTAATCATCCTACTAAGTCACATGCAGTATTGGCTAAAGATGGTGACCAAGAAAAACTTATACGCTTTGGACAAAAGGGCGTAAGTGGTGATAAAACAAATACAGATAGAGCAAAATCTTTTAAAGCAAGACACGCTAAAAACATTGCTAAAGGAAAAATGAGTGCTGCTTTTTGGGCTAACAAAGTAAAGTGGTAAAACTAGATATATATGTAGGATATGATGGCAAGGTAGAACCAATTGCTTATCATAACTTTTGCCAGTCAGTTATAGAGAAGTCATCTATACCGGTTAGCTTTACACCATTAGCACTAAACACTTTAAAAGACTACAAAGAAACACATACAGACGGTAGTAACGCATTTATCTACTCACGCTTTCTAGTGCCATATCTAAATAACTTTAAAGGTATCGCACTATTTGTAGATGGCGACATGATATGCCGCACAGATATTGCAGAGATACTAGCTAACTTTGATACAGACGAAGCAATCAAGGTAGTTAAGCATCATTACCAAACAAAGCACCCTATTAAATATTTAGGTGCAAAGAACGAAGACTATCCTAAAAAGAATTGGTCAAGCGTTATGTTATGGAACTGTGGACATTGGCTCAATAAACAATTAACACCTAAGTTTGTGCAAGAACAAACAGGTAAATACCTACACAGGTTTGAATGGCTTAAGTATCCTGAAGAACAAGTAGGCAAGCTAGACGAAACATGGAACTGGCTAGAAACAGAATACGAATACAACCCAGATGCTAAGTTAGTCCATCACACCCTCGGCACACCTTGCTTTAAGGATTATCAGAATTCTGATTACGCAAAAGAGTGGTGGCAGACTTACCATAGAATGATATACCCACTTAAGGGTAATAACAAAGAATCAGAACTATAACAGAGGGCAACCAACCTAAGGGAGTTGCAATATCATGGCAGAACGATTAAGAAAACGACATCAAGACGAAGTAAGAACAAAAATACAAACAAGTCAGCTAGTAAATGTCTTGCAAAATCATGCACTTGGTGTAGATGATGAAAAAGAAATTACACCTACACGCATGAAGGCAATAGAGATACTATTACGTAAGTCATTACCTGACCTATCATCTACAGAGATAAGTGGTGTAGATGGTGGAGATATACCCATTGGTGTAGGAATTAGCTTTGTCAAACCAAACGATAGCTGAGTTTCCTGATAAGTTACAGTTTCTATTTGAGCCACACCGTTACAAAGTAGCATACGGTGGTAGAGGTTCAGGTAAGTCATGGTCTATGGCTAGAGCATTGCTTATAAAAGCAGCGAATGAGCCAACACGTGTCTTATGTGCCAGAGAAATACAACGTAGTATTAAACAATCAGTACATACATTACTTAATGACCAGATACAGTCTTTAGGTCTAGGAGCTTTCTATGAAGTCCTAGAGTCAGAGATTAGAGGTCTTAACGGTAGTACATTTAGTTTTACCGGTCTTGCTACAAACACAGTAGAGTCTATAAAGTCTTTTGAAGGTTGTGATGTTGTATGGGTAGAAGAAGCTCAGACTGTTAGTAAGAAGTCATGGGACATATTAATACCTACAATACGTAAACCTAATTCAGAGATATGGGTATCATTCAACCCTAACATAGACACAGACGACACATACACTAGATTTGTGGTAGAACCACCAGAGAACGCTAAGGTTGTTAAAGTAAACTATACTGACAATCCTTGGTTTCCTGAAGTGCTAGAAATTGAACGCCTACATAGTGAGAAGACTAACCCTGACTATGCAAACATCTGGGAAGGTGATTGTAAGGCTGCTGTAGATGGTGCTATATACTCTAACGAGATACGAGAAGCACAAGAAGGTAACCGTATAACAACTGTACCTTATGACCCTATGATGAAGGTTCATGTAGTTATGGACTTAGGATGGAACGACAGCATGTCAGTTATCCTATGCCAAAAGGGTATATCAGATTTACGCATCATTGGTTATATAGAAGATGACCACAGAACATTAGATAGCTATTCTGCACAACTAAAGAACTTATCCTATAACTGGGGTACAATGTTCTTACCACATGACGGACAGTCTAAAGACTTTAAGCATGGTATATCAGCAGAAGATATTATGAAGAAATTAGGATGGGATATACGTATCGTGCCTAAAGCAGACATAGAGTCTGGTATTAAGTTAGCACGTATGAACTTCCACCGTATATACTTTGACAAGTCAGCACAAAGACTTGTTGAATGTTTAAAGAATTATCGCAGAAGTATAAACTCTGCAACCAACGAACCTGGTGCGCCATTGCATGATGAGTTTTCACATGGAGCAGACGCATTCAGATACTTATGTACCTCTATAGAAGCTATGAAGAACGAATCATGGTCTAGAGAGAAGATACAATATAATACTAGAGGGATTGTTTAATGAAGTTACAAGACATGGAAATCATAGCTCAGGTAGAACTTGAAGAGAGTATGGCTTATGGTGTCAATGACTCTTCACTATCTAATGATAGAGCAGATGCAATTGACTATTACCTAGGTCAACCTTTTGGTAACGAAGAGGAAGGTCGTTCACAAGTAATTAGCTATGACGTACAAGATACGATTGAGGCTGCATTACCACAACTCTTAAAAGTCTTTGTAGCTGGTGATAAGGTTGTTCAGTTTGACCCTAAAGGTCCTGAAGACCAAGACGCAGCAGAGCAAGAAACAGATTACATTAACCATGTAGTCATGGAAAAGAACGAAGGGTTCAAGACATTCTACGTATGGTTTAAAGACGCACTACTTTCTAAGAATGGCTATGTAAAAGTCTATTCAGAAGATGAAGAAGAAGTAGAAGAATATGATTACAAAGGTTTAACTGATGCACAACTACAGATGTTGGCTTCAGATGAGAATACAGAAGTATTAGAACATACTGGCTATCCTGACCCAACTGTCAATATGGATGTTATCTATCAGCAAGCAGCTATGAATGGTGTAGACCCTGCTACTATTATGCAACCTATGTTACATGATGTTAAGCTCAAGGTTACAGAGAAAAAGACAGAGATTAAGATTGAAAACGTAGCACCTGAAAGCATTATGGTGTCTGTAGAAGTTACTGGTCCTAATCTAAAAGATGCACGCTTTGTTCAACATAGAGAAGTGATGCAGTTAGCTGACATTGCAAAAGCATTTAATAAGCCACTAGAATACATCAAGTCTATTATGTCAGACCTTCGTGATACGTTTGAAGAAGAGTCTAATGCACGTGATATTTATGATGAAGAATACGATAGAGCTATTGAGTCAGGCGAAGCATTAGTTAAAGACACTTATATTAAAATAGATGGTGAACGTCATAGAGTAGTTATCTTAGGCAACACAGTTCTTTATAAAGAAAAGACTGAGGTTGTACCTTTCGCATGTATCACTCCAATGATAATGCCACATAGACATATCGGTCGTTCTTATGCTGACTTGACTATGGACATTCAGTTAATTAAGTCTACCCTTATTCGTGGTCAGTTAGATAACATGTATCTAGCTAACAATGGTCGTTATGCTATCTCTGATAGAGTAAACCTAGATGATATGCTTACATCACGTCCAGGTGGTATTGTTCGTGTAGAAGGTGACCCAGGCTCAGGCATTATGCCTTTATCACATCCACCACTACCAGCATCATCATTCGGTATGGTTGAATACATGGACTCTATGAAAGAAAAGAGAACAGGTGTTACAGCTTACAATCAAGGCTTAGATGCTAACAGTCTAAACAAGACAGCTACCGGTGTAGCACAGATTATGAATGCGTCTCAACAACGTATTGAGTTAGTAGCTAGAACATTTGCAGAGACAGGTGTAAAAGAACTATTTAAACTTGTTCATAGACTTGTAAGAACTACACTTACCAAACCTGACATTGTTCGTATGCGTAACAAGTGGGTAGAAGTAGACCCTAGAGAATGGGAAGACCGTAATGATTTATCTATCTCTGTAGGATTAGGCGCAGGTAATAAAGACCAACAGTTAGCACATCTCATGTCTATCTTGAATATGCAAAAAGAAGCTATCCAAATAGGTCTTACATCACCAGAGAAGATATACAACGCACTCGCTAAACTTACACAGAACGCAGGCTTTAAGAACCCTGAAGAGTTCTGGACTAACCCATCTCAGAACCCACAAGGTGAACAACCAAAACAACCTGACCCTCAAGAAACTCTTATTCAAGGTCAGTTAGCTATTGAGCAACAAAAAGCTCAGTCTGATATGCAATTGGCACAACAAAAAGCACAGGCTCAGTTAGCACAAGAACAAGAACGTAGTAAGAATGACATTATTATTGAACGTGAAAAGATAATGTCACAAGCAGAACTAGAAAGATTTAAAGCACAACTTAAAGCAGAGACAGATTTAGCTATTGCTCAAATCAAAGCTCAGTCAGGAATGATGTATGGCGGATAAGTCACTAGAAGAAGTTAAGCGTGGTGAACAAGCATCAAAGATATTAGATAACCCTATCTATAAAGAAGCTATGGATAAGGTTCGTGAAAGTCTTATTGCTAGTATGGCTAACAGTCCATTAGGTGATGAGAAGACACACAACAGATTAGTAATAGCATTACAGTTATTAAACCAAATAAACAAGCAACTTACTGACGTTATGCAAACAGGTAAGTTAGCAGCTATCCAAACGGACAGACCTAAGTTTAAGATATTTGGGTAAGGACAAGCCCACTTAATACTCTAACGAGTATTTCTATTGTCTAATTTCAAGGAAATAAAACTATGAGTGACCAAGTCGCAGAACAGTCACCACAAAGTCGGTTAGAGACTATGCTTGGTGATAGTGTTGAATCAGATGTTAAACCACCTGAACTTCAAGACGAAGAAGAACAAACACCACTAGAGGCTGAAGCTGAAGATACTGAAGAAGTAGAATCAGAAGAAGCAACAGAAGAATCAGATGACGAAGTTGAGGAAGAAGAACAGTCGCAAGATGAAGTTCCTGCTATCCTTAAACTTAAAGTCAATGGTGAAGATGTTGAAAAACCACTAGACGAAGTAGTAGCATTAGCTCAACAAGGCTTAGACTACACGCAAAAGACACAACAAGTAGCAGAACAACGTAAAGAGCTAGAAACTTATGCCCAGCAAATACAATTGCAGGAGCAAGCCTTTCACGAACAAATGCAACTTAACAATGTGTTGATTGAAGATGTAGCAAAAATCACATCATTAGACCAACAATTAAACCAATATGCTAACGTGAATTGGAATCAATTGTCTGATAATGACTTTGTGGAAGCGCAAAAACTTTTCTTTACATACAACCAACTACAGCAAGAACGTAGCCAACTCGTTTCACAGTTTGAAGCCAAAAAGCAACAAGTCGTTTATAAGCAAACGCAATTGATGTCTGAGAAGATAGCAAAGGGAAAAGAAATTCTAGCAAAAGAGATACCAAATTGGAGTCCTGAGACTAACCAAGCATTGTTATCTACTGGCAAGGATTATGGATTTTCTGATGCCGAACTCAACTCAATTGTTGACCCTCGTCACGTAAAGGTATTGCATGACGCTATGCAATGGCGCAAACTTCAACAGAATTCTACTGTAAAGAAAAAAGTATCAAGTGCTAAACCAGTGGTGAAACCTGGTTCTAAAGATACCAAAACGGAAGCTAACTCTAACCACCGTAACCTACGTGAGCAATTACGTAAGACAGGTAAATCAGACGCAGCTACAAAACTTATAGAAAACATGCTTTAATTTAAAAGGAAACCATAATCATGGCAGTATCAGCAACCAATAGTTATACCGGTAAAGGTATAGCGGAGTCTTTTGAAGATATCATTTTTGATATTTCTCCAGAAGACACACCATTGTTATCAATGGCAAAAAGAATGTCAGCAGGGCAAACTTATCATCAATGGCAAACAGACGCATTAGCAGCAGCAGCGACTAACAGAGCAGTTGAAGGTGATGACGCTTCATACGCAACATTAGCATCAACAACAGTATTAGGTAACTATACTCAAATCTCAAGCAAGACAGTTCAAATTTCAAACACTTATGACGTAGTTAAAAAATATGGTCGTAAGTCTGAAGTTGCTTACCAACTTATGAAAGCCGGTAAGGAAATGAAACGTGACATGGAGTATGCTATCGTACGTAACCAAGCATCATCAGCAGGTGGCGCAGCAACAGCTCGTTCATCAGCAGGTATTGAGTCTTGGATTGTAAACAGAGTACTAGCTACAGGTTCTACATCAGGTTCTACTCCTGGCTTTTCAGGTGGTCTTGTTGCAGCTCCTACAGACGGTACAGCAGTAACATTCATTGAAGCAGACTTAAAGTCAGCTTTACAATTAGCTTGGACAGATGGTGGCGAGCCATCAACAATCCTTATGTCAGCAACTAACAAATCACGTTTCTCTGGTTTTAGTGGTATTGCTACTAAGTTCAACAATGTTCAAGGTACAACACAAGCTACTATTACTGGTGCAGCAGACGTTTACGTTTCTGACTTCGGTAACCACACTGTGAAACTTGACCGTTTCATGCGTGATGCAGCAGTTCTTTGTATTGACCCAGGCTATGTTGGTTTAGCTTCACTCAGACCTTTAAGCAAAGAAGAACTTGCTAAAACTGGTGACTCAACTAAATATCTATTAACAGCAGAATATGCTTTAGTAGTACAGAACCCTGACGCACATGCAAAAGTGCAAAACACAGGTGCTTAGTAACTAGATGTGATATGATAGGGGGAGTTAATTCTCCCTCTATTATTTTTACTATGCCAATATTATTTGACCACAATAGCGTAACAGGTGTAAGTCAGTACTTTGACTATGACCCTGCTAAAGATACATACTACCTAACTAGCACACAAGATATTAGTGGCATGTTAGACAATATTAAAAAGTCCAGAGATAACCCTGAAATTTGGAACAAAGGTGTTAAACAAGAATGGGCGCACTTTGCTAGTATTCCACCGGTAGTGGAAATGCAGTTAAAGCAAAAGGGTATAGACATGTATAACCCTAACCAAACAAAAGAACTCATAAAAGAAATAAACGAAAACTATCCATATCTAAAGTTGACTACCAAACGTGGATAAACACGAATTAAAGAACGTACAGTTAGCAATACATGACCTCATACAAAAAGAAGAGTATGACACAGCATTACCTATAATTAATGAAGTGTTAATGGTTTACCCTAATGATGCAGCTACACTAAACTTCTTAGGTTATATCTGGTTAATGGGTGATAAGCCTGCATTTGCATATCAGTTCTTCCGTAGAGCATTACAAGAATCACCAAGCAATAAAGCGTTATGGACATCTCTAGGTCGTGCATGCCATGAAATGGATATGTTTGATGATGCTATTAAATACTTTTTAAAGTCAGCAGAATTAGACCCTAGCTATGCACTAGCTTATGCTAACGCTTCAGCTTCACTTGTTCAGATGTCAAGATGGGATGATGCAGAGAAGTCAGCAAAGATGGCTTTAGAATGTGACCCTAACGAATTAAACGCACAATTAAACCTAGCTCATAGTTACCTTGCTAAAGGTGAATGGGAAAAGGGTTGGTCAGAATGGAACAAGTCACTAGGTGGTAAGTTTCGTAAAGAGTTATCTTATGGTGACGAAGTAAGATGGGATGGTTCACCGGATAAGACATTAGTTATATATGGCGAACAAGGTTTAGGTGATGAGATATTCTACGCTTCATGTATACCAGACGCTATTGCTATTAGTAAGCAAGTCTATATAGACTGTGATGAAAGATTAGAAACATTATTTAAACGTAGTTTCCCTAAAGCAATTGTTCATGGGACACGCAAAGCAAAAGAAGTGGAGTGGGCAAATGACATTACAATTGATGCAAGATGTCCTATTGGTGGGTTACCTCAGTTTTTCAGACCAACGAGCAAATCTTTTCCTGGTACTCCTTTTCTAGTACCTGATACAGATAAGGTTGAAATGTGGAAAGCCATGTTTAAACCATGGGGTAAGACTGTAATAGGTATCACTACTAAAGGCGGTACATTTAGAACTAACTCTAAAGGTCGTATTCTTACAAAAGATGACTTACAGCCACTATTAAGACGCAAAGATATACAGTTAGTTAGCTTAGATTATAGCGTAGAAAGCAAAATTGAAGGCATTAAGTACCTAGAATTAGCATCTGACGCAAAAGATTATGACGATACAGCAGCTCTTATAGCAGCTTGTGATATGGTTTTAGGGGTTAATACTACAGCTTTACATTGTAGTGCTGCTATGGGCGTTAAAACATGGTGCTTAGTACCTAAATATCACCAATGGAGATATGCTCAAGTAAGTATGCCTTGGTATAGACACATGAGACTCATTTATCAAGACGATAGAACATGGAAAGAAGTCATTGAACAACTTAATCTCTAACGAATATAGAGAAATGCAGTCTAAACTGCATGAGAACCCTGAATATGGGATAGCAAGTACGTTCTTTGCACCTATTGTTGATGATGTTATACAAAGTTTTGGTATTACAAGTTTATTAGACTACGGTGCAGGAAAATGTAGACTAAGGGACAGCATAAAGTCAGAAGTAATCTACACTCCGTATGAACCTAGTAATCCATTATGGAGTCAAACACCAGAACCAAACGAATTTGTAACATGTATAGACGTTCTTGAACACATAGAGCCTGAATTACTAGATAACGTACTAGATGATTTAAAAAGAGTAGTAGATAAATACGGACTATTTACAATACATACTGGTCCGGCAATGAAAATCTTACCAGACGGTAGAAACGCACATCTTATACAACAACCTTTAGAGTGGTGGAATAAACATCTCAGCACTCGCTTTACTATTACCAAACAAGTAAAGATAGATAATGGTTGTATCGTATTAGTTAAAAAACAATAAGGATTACGAATGGCATTTACAAACTATACTACCTTTGTATCAACGGTAGAAAGCTATCTTGCACGTACAGACTTAACAACTGTTATCCCTGACTTTGTTCAGATGGCACAGTTAAGAATGAGTCGTGACTTAAGAACAGAAGCTATGTTAAAGGTTGCAACTACTACAGCCACAGATAATAAGGTAGCATTTCCTACTGACTTCTTAGAGTTAAGAGAGATGCACTTTGAGGGTAATCCACCTATTATCTTAGAGTTCCAATCACCTGACTTGTTCTTCCGTAATGGTCAAACATCATTATCAGGTCGTTCACATTACTTTACAATGTTAGGTACAGAGTTTCAGTTTGCACCTAGCCAAGATGCAACTTACACTATTCAAATTTTATACTATGCTCAACCTACATTTATCTCTACTACAACATCTAGTAACTTGTATTTAGCATACTACCCAGACGCTTTACTTTACGCAACTCTAGCAGAAGCAGAACCGTATCTTATGAATGACCCAAGAGTAGCAACATGGTCAGCTTTATATGATAGAGCCATTGCTAATATCAAGAAAAGCGATTTGGGACAAACATACGCATACACAACATTAAACGTAACACCAAGATAAAGGAAAAACATCATGGCAGAAATGAGTAATTATTTAGAGAACGCTTTAATTAACGTTACTCTACGCAATACAGCTTACACAACACCTACAACAGTATATGTAGCATTATATACAACAGACCCTACAGACGCAGACACAGGCACAGAAGTAACTGGCGGTTCTTACGCTAGACAATCAGCTACATTTGGTGCACCTTCTAACGGTGCTTCAGTTACAACTGCTGACATTACATTTCCAACTTGCACAGCAAACTGGGGAACTGTAACACATATTGGTATTAGAGATGCTTCTACAGCAGGTAATCTTTTATACCATACACCATTAGACACATCTAAAACTGTTACTACTGGTGACATCTTTAAGATTTCTACAGGTAATCTTTCAGTTACATTAGCTTAATTTATGACTACTTGTGTTGTTTATGACAAGGCTACTGATAAACCTACAAACATTATCATAGCTGAAATTACAGACCAAGCTCCTGAAGGGTATTATTTTGGTGAATTACCTACTAATACTATTTGGAATGGTTCTGAATTAATTGCACAAGAAATTAGCACGCCTACAGAAGAAACAACAGAAGAATCTACAGAAGAATTTGTACAGGAAGTAGACAATGGCTAATAGATATTGGGTAGGTGGAACAGCCTCTTGGGATGCTACTGTTGGCACTAAATGGGCATTAACATCTGGTGGCACTGGTGGTCAAGCAGTTCCTACCGCTGCTGACGATGTATTCTTTGATGGTGGTTCTGGTGCAGTTACTTGTACTGTTTCAGGCAGTAGAGTAGCAAAAAGTATTACTTGCACAGGATTTACTGGAACACTTGCTGGAGCATCAACTCCTGCATTGGCTATATCAGGTAGCTTAACATTAGTATCAGGTATGACTTTAACTTATGCTGGAACTACTACATTTAATGCTACTGGAACAATTACAAGTGGTGGAAAAACATTAAGTGCTGTCACCATTAATGGTGTTGGAATTACTGTTACGATAGGTGATTCATTTACATCATCAGGAGCATTAACATTAACTAATGGCACATTAAATGTAAATAATCAAACCTTAACTACTTCAACATTTTCAAGTACTAATGCCAACACGAGAGCTATACAGTTTGGCACTGGCAACATTACAATAACAGGTACTGGCACAGCATGGACAACTGCAAACGCTAACAACCTTACTTATACAGGCACTCCAACAGTTAATTTAACTGGCTCTACCACCATGACAATAACTGCTGGTACTAGTAATGGAGCAGATACTAACGCATTTAACTTTAATAGGTCAGCAGGTACAGATTTAACAGTAACTACAGGTTCTTTTATACGCAATCTTGATTTTACAAGTTTTACAGGCACTTGGTCGCCATCAACAGCTACATGCTCATTCTTTGGAAATTTAACTTTAGTCTCTGGCATGACCTTTACTGCAGGCACAGGCATATGGACCTTCGCTGGAACTTCTGGTGTTCAAACAATTACCTCTGCTGGTAAAACAATAGGTCCAATAACAATTAATAACACTGGAACATCAGTTCAATTAGTAGGTAACACCACAGGTGCAGCAATAGTATTTACAAATGGCACGCTTGATATAAATTCTGTTACAACAAGCTTTACTACACTTACATGTTCCGCAGGTGCTACAAGTACTATTTCTGGTGGAACTTTAAACTGCACAACATTTACAAATACTTCAAGCTCAACAACAACAACAATACAATCTGGTACTTTAAATCTTTCAAGTACCGTAACCCATACAAATGGCACAGTGACACTAGGAACATCTGGCGTTCTTACAGCTGCAAGCGCATACACATTTACTGCTGGTACTCTAGCGTTAGGGAGCAATACCTTAACTGCACTAACATTTTCATCATCTAGCTCAAGCGCACGTTCTATTAGTTTTGGTACAGGTCAAATAACTTTAACTGGAAACGCAGCAACTATTTGGGATAGCGCAACTGCCACTAACTTTACCTACTCAGGTACAGCTAAAATTGTTTCAAACTACGCAGGCTCAACTGGAACAAGAACATTTTCTTTTGGCGCAATAACAGTCCCATTTACTGTAGGCTCAGGGTCAGGCAATCAGTTTTCATTTGGTACAGCTGGAACAGATACAATAGTATTTACAAACAGCTCACGGGTAGCATCACTTGACTTTACAGGGTTTACAGGAACATGGGCACAAAGTACTAATGCAATGTCTATTCGCACAGATAACTTAACTTTGGCATCTGGTATGACATGTACAGCAAGCACAGGGGTTATATCATTTACTGCAACTTCTGGCACACAAACAATTACATCTGCTGGTAAGACTATAAATCCAATTACAATAAATGGAACAGGTGGCACTACATCTTTAGCAGACACAGCAAGTATAAATGGAATAATTACAGTTACGTTAGGTACTTTTGCAGCTAACAATCAAAATCTATCAGCTACATCTGTTTCAATTGCAAATTCAGCAAATGCTATTGTCAGTATGGGTTCTGGCACATGGACTTTATCTGGTAGTGGAACAGTATGGGCACCACCTGCAAGTTCTGTAATAAATGCTGATACATCTACAATAGCTTTTTCAGATACATCTACAACTGCAAAAACATTTGCTGGTGGTGGTAAGACTTATTATAATTTATCTATAAGTCCAGCTACAGGTATTGCTGATTACATTATTACTGGTGCAAATACTTTTAACCAAATATCAAGTTCTAAAACTGTTGCTTCTTCTATTACGCTACCAGCAGCAACAACTACAACAGTAACAACTTGGGCAGCAGGTGGTTCTTCTGGCAACTTATTAACATTAAAATCTAGCACTTATGGCACTACAAATACAACTGCAACATTAGCAGTTACAAATACATTTACAACAAACTTTACCAATGTAGCTTATGTAGGTTTATCAGCACCTAATATAGGCACAATAACTAACGGAGCAACTTTTTTTACATCTGATACTGGAAACTGGACTACTCCAGCAGCAGCTAATATTTTAACATCTGGCACATCATGGACAGTACCTACTAATTGGAATAATTCTGCCAATAATATATATATATTTGGTGGAGGTGGAGGTGGTTCTGGTGCAATTTATGTAGCTACTACTAGCTTTTCAGGAGGTGGTGGTGGTGGTGGAGCAGGATATAGAACTCTTACCAATCAAACATATAGTGGCTCTGTAACTTATGCTATTGGAGCTGAAGGAGCTGGAGCTGCAGGTGCAACATCAGGCACTTCTACTGGTGGTACAGGCGGCACAACTACTTGGGATACCATATATACAGCTACAGGTGGCGTAGGTGGCGTAACTACAACCACAACATCTACAGGTGGTATAGGTGGTACAGGAACATCATCTGGTGGTACTGGTGGTAATGGTGATGTTACTATTAGTATAACAAATACTGCTACTGCTGGTGGTGGAGGTGGAGGAGCTGCAGGAGTAAACGGTGCTGGTGGCAATGGTGGTAATGGACTTAATACCGCTAATGACAGTTTGACTGCTGGTGGCGGTGGTGGTGGTAACGGAGGAGGCACAGCAGGTGGTAATGGTGCGTCTGGTGTAGGCGGTAATGGCGGTAACAACTCACTAAGTTCTGGAGGAGCAACAGGAGCAATTGGAACAACTTCTGCTACAACTGCTACAAATGGTGGAGGCGGAGGAGGTGCAACTGGACAAGCCAATAGTTCTGCTGGTAGTGCTGGTATAGATATACTATCATTTATAGGCGGAGGTGGTGGTGGTGGGGGTGGTGCTAACGTTAGAAACGCTTCTGCTGGTGGTTTATATGGTGCAGGTGGTGGTGGTGGTATTAGTCAGGCTAGTGGCACTTTACGTTCTGGAGCTTCTGGAACACAAGGTGCAATTATTGTTACTTGGACTCCAAGTGCAGGAATATTATTTGGTTCAGGTTCTGTAAACGGAACAGCTACTGTTACTGGACTAGGAAACTACACAACATCATCCTCTGGTTCAATATTAGCATCAGCTACAGTATCATCATTTGGTAATTTAACATTCAGTGCAAATGGTTCAATAAACGCAACCGCAACCGTTGCAGCAGATGGTTCTTTAGCTTTAATTCTATTAGGTTCTGCAGTTATTAACGGAACTGCAACTGTTTCAGCAAATGGTATTTTAGTTCCAATTCTATTAGGTTCTGCAGTTATTAACGGAACTGCCACAGTAAGTGCTTTAGGTGGTTTAATTCAATCTGGTGTAGGATATATTAATGGCACAGCCAGTGTATTTGCACTTGGCGGATTATTAAAGTTAGCTCAAGCAAGTATTACAGCAAATGGAACTGTAACAGCTAACGGTGGTTTATTACTTGGCGGTCAAGCGTTTGTAAATGGCACAGCTACAGTTACAGCAGATGGTTTTTATATTGCAGACGGTGTTGCAGCAATTAGTGCTTTTGCTGACGTAACTGCATTAGGTAATTATACAGCAACTGGAACAGCAGGTATTACAGCTAACGGAACTATAATAGCTAATGGCGTTATACAAGGCGAAGGATGGAATCCTATTACACCTTCTTCAGATACATGGACAACAGTTACAGCAGGAACAGAAACTTGGACTGATACAACTCCAAGTACAGACATTTGGTTAAGACAAGGGTAAAAAATGGCAAAGACAAAAATTAGTGAATATTCAGCAACCCCAGCAGACAATACAGACATTAGTAATATTAACATTGCTGAAGGATGCTCACCTGCAAACGTAAACAATGCTATTCGTTCTTTAATGGCACAAATTAAAGACTTACAAGCAGGCACTTCTGGTGATACTATTCCTGTTACAGCAGGTGGCACAGGCTCTACTACAGCTAGTGATGCTAGAACTGCATTAGGATTAGCAATTGGCACTAATGTTCAGGCTTATGATGCAAATACAGTCTTTGATGATGTTGCTACTAATTTTACTGCTAAACAAACATTTACAGGTACTTCTGCACTTATCTCATCTAAATTTGTTAATGCTTTAGAAGGTATAACTGTATCAGCAACAGCAGCTACAGGCACTATTAACTATGATGCTACTACACAATCTATTCTCTATTACACAAGTAACGCAAGTGCTAACTGGACTGTAAACTTTAGAGCATCTAGTGGCACATCTTTAAATACTGCTATGTCTACAGGTGAATCTATTACAGTTGTATTTTTAGTAACACAAGGCTCAACAGCTTATTATAATAGTGCTGTTCAAGTAGATGGTTCATCTGTTACTCCTAAATGGCAAGGTGGTGCAGCACCAACAACAGGTAATGTTTCTAGTGTAGATGCTTACTCATATTCTATTATTAAAACAGGTTCAGCAGCCTTTACAGTTTTAGCTTCTCAAGTTCAATTTAAGTAGGATATAAAATGCCTTTTTTAGCTAGAAAAGCAGTAACTGCAGCACAAAGTTTTGGGCTAACTTCATCACAATATAAAGCAGGCTCACAAACCTTTACGTCTAGCGGTTCATTTACTGTTCCTGTAGATGTTAGAAGTCTTACTATTACCATGAGTGGTGCTAGTGGTGGCGGAGGTGGCGGTGGTACTGGAAATGGTCAAACAGGAGGCACTTCTTATAAAGACATAAGAACAATTACTGTTACTCCTAGAGAGGTACTTACTATTACAGTAGGTGCAGGTGGTCAAGGTGGTAGGTCAGGTATATCTAATTGTGGAAGTGATGGTGCAACATGGAATTCTGTTAATAGTGACGTTGCTCAAAGAAAAGGTCAAGGTGGTGCTGGATATACTAGCGGTGGTGCAGGAAGCGGTGCTAGTTGCCCTAACTCATTTAATTCTACAGGTGGTTGGTCTGGTGGCGGTGGTGGTTCAAGTGCATATGTATATTCAGGTGGAACAGTTATAGCTGGTGGTGGAACTGGTGGTAACGGTGGAACAAATTATGGCGGTAATAGTGGAACTGGTGGCAGTGGTGGAAATTCTACTAGTGGAAATCAAGGTGCTACAGGTGTAGCAGGCGGTGCAGGTCAATCAGCTACATTCTCTGGTGGATATGGAACAGATGGCTCTACAGGTTCTGTAGCTATTGTATGGTAAATTATAAAGAGTCAGTTGAATTCATTAATGCTCACAAAGACAAGTTAAGAGGAGTTATTATGACTACTTTAAGTTGCAGAGCTTGTGAATTAATTGTTAATTTATTTAATAACTCTACTATACCATTTGTTGTATTAAATGCAGATTCAGATGATTTAATTTATAAACCTACTGGCTACCCACAAACAAGTTTATTTTCTGAAAACAATAAATGTTATACAAGAGTAGATGTATTTGATTCCAAAATGTTTTATGAATGGATAGATAAAATTAAAGATTGGGAAGATAAAGTATGACAACGCAACGCATACAATTTAAAGACTGGTTACCTGACCAACCTAGCATTTTAGATGCAGTATCTGAAGCTAATAACGTTATTCCTCTAGCGGTAGGTTATGGTCCATTTAAGTCAGCAGTAAACTATTCAGGTGCAGCTACAGAAGACCTTAATAACTGTTTTGCAGCTAAAGTGGATAATGATGTAAGTATATTTGCAGGTGGTGCTACAAAGTTATTTAAGGTATCTGCTACAGATTTAACTATGGAAGATGTATCTAAAGTTGGTGGTTATACAGGTATTAATAGATGGAAATTTGTTCAATTTGGTAACTATGCACTAGCTTCTAATGGCTCTGAAAAGATACAATACTTTGATGTAAATTCATCTACAGACTTTGCAGACTTAGCAGCAGCAGCTCCAGTAGCTAAATACATTACAGTAGTTCGTGACTTTGTAGTAAGTGCTAATATAGGTGCTGGTACATATCCATCACGAGTACAATGGTCAGATATTAATGACCCAACAGATTGGACAGCAGGTGCTGCATCACAATCAGATTATCAAGAACTTCCTGACGGTGGTGATATTACTGGTATTACAGGTGGTGAATTTGGTATAGTATTCTTAGAAAAAGCCATTGTGCGTATGTCATATATTGGCTCACCATTATTCTTCCAATTTGACACGATTTCTCGTAACGTAGGTTGTATAGAAGGTGGTTCTATAGCCCAATACGGTGGTATTACATACTTCTTATCAGATGATGGTTTTTATTCATGCAATGGTCAACAAGTTGTTGGTATTGGTTCAGAAAAAGTAGACAGATACTTTTTTGGTAATGCTAATATTGGTGATATTGACTCTATTTCAGCAGCTATAGACCCAGAACGTAACTTAGTTATTTGGAATTACACAACAGTTTCAGGTAATAGAGCATTACTTATCTACAATTTTGAAACACAAAAATGGTGTGAAGCAGATACAGACGTAGATGTTTTATCTACTCTAGCTACAACAGGTACAACTTTAGACGGTATAGATACCGCATACAACATAACAGCAGGCTCATTTGTAGCTACAAAACAATACACTATTAGAAGTTTGGGTACAAAAACAGGAACATATAGTAGAGTAGGAACAACTGTCACAGTAACTATTACAGCTCATGGGTTTTCTACTAGTAATGTATTAGCTATAGACTTTACTAGCGGAACTGCTTTAGATGGTAATTATACTATTACAAGCACAGGAGCAAATACATTTACACTTACTACAGTAGCATCAGGTTCAACAAGTGGTAATGTAGAGGCATCCACATCATTTACAAATATTGGTGCAGTTGCTAATACTATAGGTGTATTATTTACAGCTACAGGTGTAGGCTCAGGTACTGGTGTTGCTATTGATATGGCAGCAAGTGCTACAGCATTAAAGACTATAGATACTCTTACAACTACACTAGATGATAGACTATATGCAGGTGGTAAATTCTTGTTTGGTGGTGTTCGTGATACTAAAATTATTACATTTACAGGCACTCCTGCTACAGCAAATATTGTGACAAACGACCTAGAATATGGTTATAACTCTGTGCTTACTCTTATTAGACCTTCTGTAGATAGTGGCTCTGCAAGCGTTTCTGTGGCTTCTAGACGTATGTTAGACGATACTATTACATATGGTACAGCAGTAACAGCTAGCCAAGAAGATAGATGTGCTGTAAGAAGCGCAGGTCGTTATCACAGAGTATCTTTAACACCTACTGGTGCTAACTGGTTCTCAGCAATTGGCATGGATATAGATTACTCTACACAAGGTACTAGATAATGGCACGTAGTGATATGTACCGTAAACTACCTTGGACAGGTGGTGACCCTAGAAGTGTAGCTGAAATTGTAAATAACCTTGTAGAAGGTAAAAGCAATAATACTGGTACAATTACTTTAGCTACAGGCAATGCTACAACTACCACGATATCTGATGAAAGAATAGGTTATAATAGTATAATATTATTAACACCTATTAGTACTGCTGCTGGTAGTGATACTGTTCCTTATGGTGCGTTTCAAGATACAACTAACCAGACTGCTGCATCAACAACTGCAGCTTATGCAATTACATTTAACACTACTGACTTTTCTAACGGTGTGTATTTGTCAAATAGCTCTAGGCTTAATGTAAGAAATAGTGGTCTTTATAATTTAGAATTTTCTATACAGTTTAAGAATACAACCAACGACTCTCAAGATGTAGAAGTTTGGTTTAGAAAAAATGGCACAGATATTGCAGCATCAAACAGTAGATTTGGTTTAGCAGCAAGAAAATCTGCTGGTGACCCAAGTCATATTATTGGTGCATTAAACTTTTATGTAGAATTGGTAGCAGGTGACTATGTTGAACTTATGTGGAAAGTATCTGATACTGGTGTTTCTATAGAACATTATGCAGTAGGCACAAGTCCAACAAGACCAGCTACACCAAGCGTTATTACTACAATGAGTTATGTATCAACTTCAGCATCTACTAACGTATATGTAAGTGCTAGAAGTAGCGGTAGTGCAACACTAAAACATTTTGCAAACAATACAGCAGATAAAACATACGGATACATTATAGTAGCGTGATTTTACATTACATACCTAAAGACCAATTACGTCAACATTGGGACTATGTTAAGCATGGTCTTGAATTAGTAAGAGCAAAAGGTCATACACAATGGATAGTAGAAGATGTTTATTGTGACTGTTACGAAAATCGTTCTATGTTATTTATTGGGCAACGTAATATTGACATCTCTACAAATGCTAGTGAATTAGTTGGGTTTGTAGTATTACAACCTATAGGCGACACACTTCATGTATGGGCTACATGGTCTACACTTAATGACAAAACATTATTTCAACAAGCATTTCAAGAAATTCAAGCAATAGCAAAACAAGGTGGTAAGTCTAGAGTTACCTTTTCTTCACAACGTAAAGGTTGGGAACGTAAGGCTAGATTAATGGGTTTTATACCTCAAACTTGGGAATATAAATTATAAGGATAAGAAATGGGTAATCCAGTAGAAGTTATTAGTGATGTAGTAGGTGGAGTTGGTGGTGCAGTCAATAATATTGTTCAACAAGTTCCCTTTATAGGACCTGTATTAGGACCTGCAGCAGGTATAGCGTTAGGACAAAATCCTATCTCTGCTTTTGGTAGCTCACTTACTGGACAACTAATGAATAATTCTGGTGGTGGAGGTGGCGGTGGCGGTACTACTCCAACGTATGCTCAGCCTAGTTTTAACTACGGTAACCAAACATACGCATATCGTGATACCCCTTTAAATACGTCTAAATACTTTATTTCAGGTGATAGAGGTGTATATAATCTTTTGCCAGCATTAGGGCAAATTAATACAGGTACTGACAAAATGGGTGGACAGCTTCGTATGAATTATGACCCTAATCAACCAAAATTTAATAAAGATATAGTTGCGGCTAATGCTTACACACCTTACGAAGCATACCAAGATATTCAAGCTCAAATGGCTAATGACCCAAAAGCGTTAGCAGCGTTTAACAAATTTTATCAACCAACGTCACTTTTGATGTCACCTAATAATCAAAATTCACCTATGGCTGAATTTCTTCAAAATACTCCTAACCCTTTAGGTCAATATGTTGATTTTGGAATCAACGACAGAATGAGTGGCGTAGAGCCAAAACTAGGTTTAACATATAATCAAATAGCTGATTATGCAGCTCAAAATAAAAACCCATTTTTTATACCATATGAAACAACACAAAATGCTACAACATTAGGGTTTACTCCATCTGCTGATAAACTAGCTGCAATAGATACATCACAATATTTAAGTGGGTATAATACTGCTCAAACTGCACAACAACAATTTGATATGCAACAACAAGCAATAAAGGCAGCAAATGATAGAAGACGTCTAGCAGAGCAACAAGCTGCTAAAAAACCTATACTTGATACGACAAGACCAATTATTGACCCAGCACGTCCAGTATCACAAAATCCACAATCACAAGTATTTCCTGCACAAATTCAAAGTTTATTATCTAACTTTGGTGTAACTGGCAACAATAAAGGTAACTCTCTTTTAGGTAATCAAACAACTTCTAAATCTAATACATCTAAAAAATAACAAGGAATAAATATGTTTAAATTACATAACTGGTTACAAGAATTAGTCCAATCATTTACATTCTATGGTGGTGGTTCAGGTGGTGGTCAAACATCTACTACAAAAAATGAATTAGACCCTGCTGTTAGACCGTTTGTTGAATATGGTCTTGGTGAAGCAAAAAATCTTTATCAAACCGCAGGACCTGATTATTATAGTGGTCAAACTTATGTCGGACCATCTGCACAAACACAAACAGCATTAGGTTTAGCAGGGCAAAGAGCATTATCTGGTAGCCCATTACTTCCTGCTGCTCAACAACAACAATTAAGTTCTATTCAAGGTGATTACTTATCTGCTGGTAACCCATACTTTCAACAAGCATTAGCAGGTCCTACACAACAAGCTACACAAGCATATAATGACGCTATTCAAGCTGCACAAGGCACAGCTTCTATGGCTGGTCGTTATGGTTCAGGTGCATCTGCTGATATTCAAAACAGAGCAGCAAACACACTAGCTACAACACTTGCAAATACATACGGTAACTTAGCTTATCAAAACTATGCTGGTGAACGTGGTATGCAAAACCAAGCTGTTATGAATGCTCCTGGATTAGCACAAGCTGACTATGGTGATATTTCACAATTAGCTAACGTAGGTAAAACAGCAGAAGACTATCAAAAAACTGCTCTACAAGCTGATATTGACAGATTCAACTTTCAACAAAATAAACCATATCAAAAATTATCATCTTATCTTGGTGCTGCTTATGGTGCTCCTATCGGCAACGTATCTACTACAACTCAGTCTGGTGGTGGCAAGATAGTCTGCACAGCTATGAACGCTGAATATGGCTTTGGTAGCTTCCGTAACGCTATTTGGTTAGCTCAGTCTAAAGACTTAGACCCTGCATACGAAAAAGGTTATCACACTCTATTCTTACCATTAGTAAACTATGCTTACAAGACTGGTGAAAAGAATGCCCTACAACGCATTTTAAGGGGTGTTTTAGAGCATATCGCAAGACACCGTACTGCTGATATCTGGAAACAAAAAAGAAGTAAAAAACGTGATACTTATGGCATGATTTATCGTGCAATTATTGAACCTATTTGCTACGTAGTAGGAAAGGTATAACATGGGTCAGTTATTAGTCCCTGCTCTTATAGGTGCAGGCGTAGGTGCTGTAGGTGGTGCTGTATCAGGCAAAAATCCATTTAAGTCAGCTTTACTAGGCGGTGCTTTAGGTGCTGGTGGTGCAGGTTTAATGGGTGCTGGTGCTGGTAGTGGAAGTGGCTTGTTCTCAGGATTTAAGGGTATAGAAGCTGCTGTTCCTAGTTTAGGCTCAGGTGGTTACGCACAGTTAGCACAAAACCCATTAGGTGCTATTGGTGGTGCTGCAACAGGCGGTATTAACTTTCCAAGTATAGGTTCTAATCTTGGTGGCACTAATTTACCATTTGGCAGTCAAGGCATTCAAATAGATAAATTTAATCCTGCTTTTAATTTTACTGATGAAGGGTTAGCTTTTGCAGATAAAGGATTGTCTTCAGCAGACCAAATGTTTGCCAATAAGTTTGTTACAGAACAAAATCCATTTGCTTTAGACCCTAGAAGACTAGCTGTTAATACACCGTTATCATTAGGCGAACAATTTACAGATATGATGAGTAATCCATTATCAGGATTATCTACATCTGATAAATTAGGTTTAGGTATGAAAGGTTTTGAAGCATATAATCAACCACAAGAAGCTATTAGACCAGTACAAATATCACCTGTTACTCCAGGAAATCCTAATCAAAAAGCTCCCAATTTTAATGTTAATCCATCATCTAATTTAATAAATGTAAGTCCTAATGTAGGATTACAAGAAGGCAATGATATAGGCTTAACAAATTTAGAAACAACAATGCCTTTGTCAGACGAAGAAATATTAAGATTACAACAAATGTTGCAAACAACAGGATTTAGGGGAAGATAATTATGGCACTATTTGACACAAGTGGTGGACTAAGTGGTTTATTAGGTGATTTAGGTGACTATGGCTTTGGTGTTTCTAAAAATACAGGTCTTCTTACTGACGCTGAAAGAGAAGCAATTAATAAAAGAGCATTAATTTCTGGTGGTCTTAACGCAGCTTTAACATATCTTGCTACTCCTAAAAATTTAAATACAGGAAGCGTATTACCTTATTTAGGTAAAGCAGGTCTAGCAGGCTTTGGTGCATCTCAAAATACAGTAGACCAAGCATTAAACAATGTTTATAGGCAAAAACTTTTAGCTGGAAAAGAAGATAACATTAGAACTTATGAAAAAGATAGACAAAAAATTACAGAACAATTTGACCCAATTACAAAAAAATGGACTACATTGGGTACTAGCTCATTAGATGCTCCAAAAGAACAAAAACTTACTACAGAAGTTATTGATGTTGGCGGTAAAAAAATTCTTATTAATAAAGATACTGGTGTTCCTATTCAGTCTTTTGCAGTAACTAAACAACCTAAAGAAGAAGATACATTTAAACAAACCAATGAATTACGCAATACATTTCAAAATTTACCTGAAGTAAAGTCATGGAACATTACACAACCTATTTTAATGTCAGCTAGAGAAGCAACTAAAGATACATCAGGAGCTAGTGACCTTAATTTAATTTACGCATTAGGTAAAGCATTAGACCCAAACTCTGTAGTTCGTGAAGGTGAGCTAGAACTTGCTGCTGGGACAGGTTCTTTAGGAGAAAAACTTAAAGGATATTACAAATCAACCTCTGTTGGTGGAAAACTTACACCAGAAGTTAAGCAAGATTTATTACGTCAAATTGAAAGCAGAACTTATGCTCAGAAAAAACAATATGAATCAGCTAAAAAACAATATACTAGCATTGCTAACAAATATAAACTTGACCCTAGTGAATTATTTATTGAGCCTATTGTTGAGCCATTAGACACATCTGTTGATAGGACTGTAAATACTATTTCAGCCAAACCACAAGTACAAAATATTAATCAAGGATTTAATTTAAATACACCAATTAAATCACAGCCAAAAGCATTATCTGACGAAGAACTTAAACTTAAATACAGAAGATAAAAATGGATAACTATAAAGAACTAATGGATGCTGCTAGACGTGCAGATGCGTCTGGTGATGCAGAAGGTGCTGCTAGACTTGTTCAAATGGCTGTTTCTTCCCAAGAAAAACCACAACAAAAACAAGACAATGCAAATATAGACTTTGCAAAATCTGTAGTTAGTGGTGGTCAAGAAGCAAGAAATTTAATTATTCCTAGAGTTGATTCTAATGTAGGAGAAATTACTCCAGAGCAAGTGCAAAGAATTAAACAAGCTGAATTTAAAGATAAGCCAGCAGGTGAAAGGTTTATGATTGGAGCTGGGCAAGGTTTTGCTAATTTAGGTAGAGGTGCTGGTCAAATTCTTAGAGAAGGTATTGAAAAAGTATCTCCTCAACAAAAAACATTAAGTGACTTAATTGTTCGGCAACAAACTAATAATTTAGCAGATAGATTAAACTTACCTACAAGACAAGATATATCACGTAATAGATTACAAGAGCAATATATTAACCAAGACAAAGCAGCAACTGTTGGTAATGTAGCCGCTAATATTTCAGCATTTTTACCTACAGCTTTTGTTCCAGGTTTAAATACTGTTACAGGTGCTGGTTTAACTGGTGCTGGATTTAGTGCATTACAACCAGTTACAGAAGAAGAAAGTAGAGTAAAAAATGCTTTAATAGGTGGTGCTACTGGTTTTGCTGTTACAAAAGGCGTTCAAGTATTAGGTAATGCTCTTAAACAAAACCAAGCAATACAAAATGCTTTAAAATCAAAAAATACTACTTTTGATAAATCATTACAAGAAGCTGTTGATGCTGGATATGTTATTCCACCAAGTTATGCAAAAGCTGGTGGTCTTGCTAGAGGAGCAGAAGCTATTTCAGGCAAAGCTAAAACTAATCAATTGGCTATGGTTAAAAACCAAGAAGTAACAAATAATTTAGGAAGAAAATATTTAGGTTTGTCTGATGAAACCGCATTTGGAGAAGGTGCAATAAATGAAGCTAAAAAAGCACCTAATGCAGTTTATCAAAGAGTTGAAAAATTACCATCTATTACAAAAACTATAGAAACACCATCTTATGATGTAATGGGTATTCAAACAGGAGTTAAGTCAACAAAAGAAACTGTTATACCAAACGGAGCTAAATTACTTGAAGATTTAAAAAATACTCGCTTTGAAGCAAATGGATTATATAAAAAATATTTTCATAGTCTTGATTCTGCTGGTGACCCTAAAATATATGCGGCTGCAAAAAAAGCAGACCTTAAAGCTGCAAAATTAGAATCTATGATTGATGATTTAGCTAAAGCCCATAAACAACCAGGTCTTGTAAAAGAATTGCAAACAGCACGAACTCAATTAGCTAAAGTATATAGTGTAGAAAAAGCAATGAATCCAGCAACAGGTGATTTAGATGCAAAAGCATTTGCTAGTATGCTTAAAAAAGGTAAATTACTTACAAAAGAAGCACAAACTATTGGTAAATTTGCATCAGCTTTTCCAGATGTTGCAAGAGTGCCACCAAGTGGCGCTGGAAATGCTTTTACCAATGTAGATTATTTAACAAGTTTAATTACTGGTTTAACAACTGGTAATTTAGGATATGCTGCTGCTCCAATTATTAGACCTATTGCTAGGTATGGTATTTTATCTAATCCAGTTCAAAAAGCTATGGCAAATAGAACGTATCAACAAGGAGCTATTCCAGGACTATTAAACTCATCATTAAATAGTAAATATGCTATACCAGCATTGCAAGGAAGCATTATACCAAACATGTTGCAAGATAACGAACAAGGACAACAATGAGTGATATAGACCCATTTGAGTACGGCAAACTAACCGCACAAGTTCAATCCTTACAAGACAAGGTAGACTCTATGGAAACAGACATAAAGTCTCTCCTAGAGCTTGCAAACAAGTCCAAAGGTGGCTTCTGGGCTGGCATGGCAATCGCATCTGCTATCGGTGGTTTTATAACATTCATTGTTAATCATTGGATGGGAAAGTGAAAGTACTTGCTTATTTCACAGTTCTAGTAGTATTTTGGTTATTCTTAATTGATGCACCTTATGCTAAAGAACTTGTAAAAGAAATGAGCATGGCTACAGAATCAGGTGAAATAGTATTAACATCTGAAGAATGTATATTTACAAAAATGGGTTTACAAGGTTATGACTATGCTGCTTATGCAACTGATAAAGGTCATCCTAACCATGAAGGTTGTTGGAAGTCTGATAACTATGAAGGTAAGCACGCTGTCTATATATACTTTCCAGAGATAAACCAAACAGCAGTATTTGACGCTAAACTATTTAAACCTAAAGCCACGATATGACATTTATTACAGAAAATAATATAGCTAATCTATATTCAGCTCTGATAGAAATGCCCATATTTGACGAATATAAACTACCACCATCATCTAAAGTAGACTTTGTAATAGTGCATGATGCAAGTATATGTGGACAATATGAACCACCAGAGTCAGGTGAACCTCACGTTATTACTATATCTACTGCACGTCATGCTCATTTATACAGCGTATTAGTCACTTTATGCCATGAGATAATCCACATGTGCGTATATTTAGATTCACCTAAAACAGAACAATATACAAGTCATAAAGGTTTATTCTTAAAACTACAAAAACGTGTAGCCAAGATGTATGGCTTTGACCCTAAGGAACTATAATGAATATGGAAAAAATAACAAGCATGTTGTTTCCAGTAATAGTATCTGCTATTGCTTGGTTACTTACTGCAATGACTGCTATTCAAGCAGACTTAATTAACATCAAATCTAAAATGCCTATTCTTATTACAGAACAAGGTGTGCCTACAGATAGTCCAATATCTGCTGACGCTAGAGGTAAACTTAAAGAAGAGTTAAGACAACAAATATCAGAATTAAATGTTCGTATCCGTATATTAGAAGAACACGATATGCAAAGGAAAGGCAAATAATGTTTAGTATTATTAGCGGTATATTAGGGTTTGCTACAAGCGGACTTCCAAGTCTATTAGGATTTTTTCAACAAAAAGGCGACCAAAAACATGAACGAGAAATGGCTAAACTTCAAACAGAACGTGAACTTGAACTTGCAAAAGCTGGCTTTGTATCTCAAGAAAAAGTGGAAGCAATTAAGTTAGACGAAATAAACGCACAAACTTATGCAGATGAAAGAGTAGCATTATATGAACATGATGCTAAACTTGTTTCTGAATCATCTCAATGGGTAAAAACTCTTAATGCTTCTGTAAGACCTATTGTAGCATTTACATTCGTAGGTTTATTAGTATTTGTAGATGTAGCAGGTTTAGTATGGGCAGTAAAGTCTACAGGTGGATTTACTCCAGAAGCTATGGATGCAGTATTTTCTAGTGAAGAGATGTCAATTGTAGCTTCTATTATTGGTTTCTACTTTGGTTCAAGAACTTGGGAAAAGAAACGTGAAGGCGTCTAATGTTTGCATACAACTTCTTAAACATCATGAGGGTGTTAGGTACAAGCCTTATACTTGCCCTGCTGGTTTGTGGACTGTGGGTGTTGGTCATCTTATCGGTGATGGTAAGTCTTTGCCTAGAGAGTGGAACAAAACTTTTACACAGGCTGAAGTAGATGGAATTCTTAAACGAGACCTCAACCGTTTTGAGTTGGGAATATCTAAGATGTTACCTAACGTGCCTCTTAGACAACACGAGTTTGACGCTATCCTATCTTTCTGCTTTAATCTTGGTCTTGGTTGCTTTCAACGAAGCACCATCCGTCAAGCGTTGTTACGTGGCGATAAAGAAGCGGCTATGGAGTCGTTAGTCAAATATTGTAGAGCTGGTGGCAAGATATTAAAAGGTTTACAAAACAGAAGATTAGATGAACGCAAATTGTTTTTAGGGTTATAATAAAGCATCTTAACCCTAGGAGAGTAGTTTGAAATATAAATCAGTTCTAGTCATATCTGACCTACATATTCCATATCATCATCCTGACGCATTTGCGTTTCTAAAAGCATTAAAGACTAAATACAAGTTTGACCATATAGTCAACATAGGTGATGAGCTAGACCAACACGCTATTTCTATGCACGAACATAACCCAGACTTATACTCTGCTGGACATGAATTAGAAGAGTCTAAGAAGCACGTTAAAGAATTAGAAAAGATATTTCCTAAGATGGTTTTAGTTCACTCTAACCATAGCTCTTTAGTTTATCGTAGAGCATTAAAGTATGGTATGCCTAAAGCCTACCTAAAACATTATAATGAGTTCTTAGGCGTTGGCAAAGGTTGGGAATGGGTAGATGACCACACCATAACCCTAAGTGATAACTCTAGATGTTTCTTTACTCACGGTATGTCTGCAGACGTTTTAAAGGTATCCCAGCAGTATGGAATGAGTACAGTACAGGGTCACTATCATACTAAATTCAGTATTGGTTATTACAGTAACCCAGATGCTCTTATTTGGGGTATGCAGGTTGGATGTTTAATACATCAAAAGTCTATGGCATTTGATTATGCTAAAAACTTTAAGAGTCGTTTCATTGTAGGTTGTGGAGTTATTATTAACGGTCAACCAAAGCTAATGCCTATGGTACTAAAAGAGAATGGGCGTTGGAATGGTCATGTTTCTTAGGACAATTATGCAACGGTCAGAAATAGAAATTATCTGTAATCACATGCTTGGTAAAACTATTATATCTTGTGAAGCTGAACATGGAGATAGCACCATCATCATTCAATTAGATGACGATAGTTATATAGAAATCACCGGTGAAGAGTTATCTGTCTATGGAGAACTTACACCATTAGATGACTGATACCAAGCATCTATATAGTCTTTTAATCCTTCTATACCATTACCAATAATAACAAGTTTATTCTGGGTAACCTTATAAAAGTTATTTACTTCAGTTCCTGTATCATCACTATATCCATATATCATTAACACAGTAAACTTATCTTGGTCTGCTAATGCTTTTAACAGTATCTTTTGACCTAAAGATATATCTTCATCCTCACGTTTCCACTCTCCAATAAGAAAGTTTCCACGTCTTTCAAAAACCATGTCAATGTTAGATGGCATAGCTTTTGGATTATCTAGTATTACACCTCTTAAAAATCCAAAGTCTGTATGACTAGCATACGCATTACGCATAGCATTAGACACAAATTACAATACCATTAGAGCCAACCTGACATACTGTTACAGAACCATCAGGTGCTAGTATTGTAGTAGTTTGAGCCATAACCTGTTCTGTTCCCCAAATAGCTAATGCAGCTAATACCACAATAAATATCCAATAGATTTTACTCATCATCAAACCTTTGTAATTGAGCTTCTAATTCTGGTGGAATTTCAGCATCATCATCACGCATAACTTCTATTAGCTTATTTTTATACCATTCTGATTTGTCTAAGTCTTGTGCAAAAGCACCCTTAAAAGGATAGCGTAAATCATATTTCATCTTACAACCCTTTAAGTATCCAATAAACTCTTCCTTAGTCAAACGACTTTCAATCACATCTATTGTTTCAATACCACCTTGCAAGTAATGCGGTGGTCTATTCACTAAATCAACCATTCTTATCCCCTTATAAAAAATAAATCAACAAGTTCATAACATCCATAAGCAAACCAAAACATACCACCAACAATCAACATCCATATTACTATATCTAATATTTTTTCTGCTAAGTCCATTTTCCATACTCCCTTCCTACAGTTACAGACACATACGTTCTATTCTTAAATCGCTTATCTAATTCATTATTATAAGTCCATTTAGGCAAACTAAAATATCCTTGGCTTTCTAAATACTTTAATCTTGTCCTATTAGTTGCACATTGTTGAACAATATTTTTAATGCTGCAATTAGGATGCTTATTAATATAATCTATAATAAATTTTGCTTGTCGTTGGTCATCTAGTTTAGTGTACATCTTTCACTCCATGCAATTGTTCTATAATCCTAGCAAATTGTATCATTCTTTCTATAGTCATAGGTTCATATCTTGTTGGAAATACTTTGCCATAAGCCTTCATTATTTCTTCTTGTGTTAGCGGTTTAGAGTCCATTGTTAGCTTCTACTAATCGTTTACTATCATACTTAGATAATCCTTTATATTCCTCTACAGGTTCACCAGGAAACAATGGTGTTATTTTAATGTGATGGGTTGTATTCTTTAAGTCGTTTAAATATGAGAGTTGGTTAGGATGAAATGACCATAAGTAAGACTTCTTTAGGTCACCTGACTTTATATCAAATTCCTCATACAAAAATGCTAGTGGTTCTTTTTTCATTAGTAAAATACCATCCTTCCTATGTGCGTTTTCTTACGTTTACCGAACCATTCTTTCTTTGGCGGTATTGAGTCATCATGGAAATATAAAGCATTTGCAACTGGGTTAGTATGTTTATGATAAATAACCGTATCAATAACCAAAAGTTTAGTCTCCAAATACGCCCTTTCATCAACTGGATGGTGGGTTTCATCTTGCACAGCAAACTGATTATCAGCATAAACAACAGAGCATACAGAACGACCCCAGCGACCAGAATATAACCTATTACGTATAACATTTATAACACCTACCTTTTCTTCTAGTGTTCTTGTATTAACTTCATGGTACACAGCAGTTGCATAACACGCCACATCTAATTCTAAATTATGTATATCCATTATAGACCTTTCATGGTTTTCTTGTGTCTAGTAAACCCACACAAGCGTATAATTCTACTATAAATCTAGAAGAAAGGAGAACTGCCATGTGGACAACACCATCAGCAACTGAAATGCGTTTTGGCTTTGAAGTAACCATGTACGTAATGAATAAATAGTTATCATGCCAATGGGGATGCTCCTAAAAAGGAACATCCTCATCTGCGCCTTCAACAGCCGGTTTAAGTCTTTCATCAGTTGCTACCATTGCTACAGCACCAGCAATAAATTTACCATTAGGACCTTCTTTAACCCAACCTGATAAAGTAAATTCAATACCATCTACATTTAACTTTCCTCTATAGTCTGGTCGTTTAGGATTATCCCCCTTATCGTTTTTGTTTAACGTAAACGTGTTTGTTTTGTCATACTCAGCCATATACTACTCCTTTAGTTTTAAAATTGTTTGGTCTACTTCGTCTAGGAACTTAATTACTTCTGCTTCTAATTCTGCTATGTAATCATTATCTCTTTCAACCCTAGCTACAAAGAGTTGCATTGTATCAGGAAAATTTGGGTTATAAGAGATAAAATCACACCATTTTACATTAGGACTTACAGAAGCCATTTGCCATTGTATCTGTGGTATATACTTACTAGGAACTGACTTGCTCATAAGCGTATTAGTATGGGTAGTTTCTATAGGGCATTTAATCTCTATAAGACCCGCATACTTACCATCTTCTTCTGCATTTACAGCTCCGTCAGGACTAGCACCGCTATTCTTAATAATGGGATGGTCAAAGAAACCTACCTCTGTCACAGATACCCCTCTAGTTCGCATATAAAGCTCCCTAGCAGCACTTTCTCTCTCAATACCATCTAACATAGCCTGATTAACAAAACTATCGCCTTTCTTGCTTGTTAATCGTTCTGATACAAGCTGTATAAGATAGTTTTGACGAGATGTAGACACACCTGTTTTAGTTTTTGCTATTACGTCACTAATGCGACTGGCGGTTACTTTTCCTAGCCGTTGCTCAAACCATTCTTCTGTGCGTTGCTCTATCATAAAAAATCCTTACTAGAAACAGCTTTTACAACTGGTTGTTCTGACTCTGGAATATCCTCACCACTATAAATATAAAGACCAATACCATGTAATGCAATAGCTTTAGCTAAACAACGTTGCATAGCTGTATTAACTGCCATTGCATCTGGGCTAGAAATAGCTTGGTTTCTAAAGTTAAGCACAGGTAATTGTGAAGTCATAGACTTACCAAACGCATGAACTGTGCAAAATACCATAAGTGTTTCACCAAACTGTTTAGGTTCTTTATATTCCCAGGTAGCAGATGGGTCTTGTTGTAAAAGTGTGTCAACGGCATAAGCCCAAGAAAGGTAGCTTAGTCCATTCTTCTTCTCAATATTTTCTGATACGTTAATCTTACGTAGTTCGTTATAGTTCATCTTTCTCTCCTGTTGTAATTCTTGTTGATGTTGTTCCATCATTACTTGGTCGTAGTGTTGTTGTTGTGACATTTGCTCTCTCCCATTTGTCGTTATCTAATTTAAGTTCGTCATTCAATCGTTTAAGAATATCTGCTATCTGTTCTAAACCATTCGCCATATTATATACCCCCAAAATACAAAAAGGAATAGCCATAAGTATTTATTCATATTGCACCTACTAACTTACCCATAACCCATAAGCATAATCCTACATAAACCCAGAATAGTGCTGCTGTTGCTATCATTGTCGTAATTTTCATATTATCTCTCCTGGCCAAGTCTTAATAAAAGTTTATACATTCGTTTGTATGCTTTAGTTTTATCTAAGTTAAAAAACTCATATTGCTCACATAAATCATAAGCATTACATTGGAATGTGGCCATCATTACTAAGTTATCTTTCATTTTTCTCTCCTATATAAAATAACAACTTAATAGCAATATACACGATTTTTTAAAAATAGCAATATTTCTAGTAAATTGTTAGTAATAAAATAGTTTACAAATATATATGATTCGTGTTAAGGTCTTTTGGAATTATTAACCAAAGGAGAGTATATGTACAAAATTAAGAACTGGGAGAAGTTTAATCTTTATAATCCAAAGAATCCAAGGTATCAAAAAAAGATGACGTGGTTTAAGTTTTATGGTACGGATTACATAAATAACATAGATATACATAAGCTATCTTTTGAACAAAAAGCTGTTTTAGTAGAGTTGTGGTGTCTTGGTTCTGAAAGTGACGGAGTGTTACCAGAACTGTTTGAAATAGCTTTTAGACTTCATTATCCTATTGATTTTGTTGAGAAATTAGTAAAAGAACTATTTGCTAGAGGATTACTAGTAGAAAACTACGAGCCTGTTAGGATAGAGAAGAGAAGAGAAGAGAAGATAAGAGAAGATATATATGTCGTTAAAACGACCAACAGGTTTGAAGAATTTTGGGAAAACTATCCTAATGTTCGTAAAGTAAACAAGAAAACATGTATTGAAAGATGGGCTAATAAAAATCTTGACGGTATAGCAGATGAAGTGATAGGGTATGTAAAGAAGATGAAAGATACTCAATCATGGAAAGATGGATTCTCACCAGCACCTTTAACGCTTTTGAACCAGGAGAGATGGAATGATGGTGAAGCTCCACAAGAACGTAAAGTTTGGGAAGGTGGCATTTAGTGAATATAGGTGAAGTAATAGATAAACTAACAGTTAGTCAATCAACAGTGCAAGAATTTTATAACGAAGGATACGGACATGCAGAGTTTAAAGTTAAAAGTACGGATATATTTGCTGATGATTTGGTACGGTATTTTGGTGAGGAAATTCATAGTGGCAAATCACTTGGTTGGGTTAAGACGGAAGATAAGTTTAGGGTTAGGGCTTCGGAACTAACAATTCTTACCGGTGTATCAGGTCATGGTAAGTCAATGTGGTTATCACAAGTTGTATTATCTATGATGAAACAAAATACTAAATGTTTAATAGCGTCTTTAGAAATGAGACCTGTTCTTACATTAGCTCGTATGGTTACTCAGGCATTAGGTTCACCAGAGCCAACAGATGAATATATACATAAGTTTTGTGAACGTGCTAAAGACAAGTTATATATTTACGACCAAACAGGTGTAACTACTTCACAAGATATGGTTGCTACGTTATACTATGGTAAACATATTTTAGGTGTAGAAGTATTTGTAATAGATAGTTTGGTTAAATTAGATGATGTTTCTGAAGAGTCATTAGATGCACAACGACAAGTAACAAATACTTTAGCAGTCATTGCACGAGATTTAGAAATAAGTATTTTTTTAGTTGCACATAGTAGAAAATTAAAGTCAGAACAAGATATACCTGATGCTACAAACATTATGGGAAGTTCGCATATTAGAAATTTATGTGATAACATTATTTGTGTGTGGCGTAATCGTGAAAAAGAAAAGTTAATAGAAGTTGGTAAAACACCTGAAGCTGAGTTAAAGATTATTCCAGATGCAAAGGTCTTTGTTCAGAAGCAGCGTAATGCACAATGGGAAGGTTCATTTAACTTTTGGTTTGACCAAAAAGGTTTACGATATAACGAGAGTCCACCAAGATGACCATAAATGAATTTATAAAGCAATGCAAAAAAGTATTTGGAGATAACATTCAATACAAAGCAACTTCTAAAGACGGACAAGTATTTAAAACGAAAGGATGGAGAGATGATAAAGTGGTCGCTAACCAAAGACAACTTGCCAATGTTAGTGGAGAAATTAAAAACACTTGACTTTACTCATAGATGGAGAGTAACAGTCACAGATGCTAAACTTAACCGTAGCCTAGAACAAAATGAAAGACTATGGGAACTGTATTCAAGCATAGGAAACCATTTAGGACTAGACAAGCAACAGGTGCATGAACTCATGTCTTGGCGTCTGCTTCGCTCACAAACAGAAATAGCTGGATTTCCTATAGAGATTATAAAGTCAACAACTAAACTAACCACAAGTGAGATGACAGAATACCAACAACAGATAGAGGTATGGGGTCAGACTATGGGTTGGGGTTGGGATTATTAGTGATAGCTATATTATTTGCTAGAGATGATAGTCGCTATAAAGATTTTAATGTGTATGATGTGTATGACATTAATCGTGATGCTAGAACATTCTGTAAAAAAATGCCTGTAATAGCACATCCACCATGTAGAGCTTGGGGTATGTTATCTCACATGGCAAATCCCAGAGAAGGTGAAAAGCAATTAGCTTATTTAGCATTAGCTCAAGTAAGACTCAATGGAGGTATATTAGAGCATCCTGCTGGAAGTCGTTTATGGAAAGAAGCACCTTTACCTTTGGCGGGGGGGGGGGAGGATGAATTTGGTGGGTATACAATTGAAATTGACCAATTTGACTTTGGTCATGTTGCACACAAAAATACTAAACTTTATATTTGTGGAATAGCTAAAGATAATTTACCACCATTACCACTTAAAAATTTGTCATCTACTGACAGGTCAATTTGTGGTAATGTAAAAGGAACAAAACGCTGCACTCAATATCAACGTGAATATACACCTGATAATTTAATTGAATGGATGACAAAAGTTTGTAATGAACTATCGTAACCCTAAACTACTTAAACTAGCCAAAGATGCACCATGTATGAATTGCGGTATTATGGATGACACTATAGTGGCAGCACACTCTAATCAGTTAAGAGATGCCAAAGGGGTCGGCATCAAGTCCCACGATTATCGCATAAGTTACTTATGTAGTATGTGCCACGCAAGAATAGATAATGGTAAAGAGTTAAGCAGAGAAGAACGCATAGAACTATGGGAAAATGCACACAGAAGAACTATAGGATATTTATTTACTAGCGGACATCTGGAGGTAAAGTAATGGGCAAAGGAAGTTCACAAAGACCTATAAAAGATAAAGAAGTATTTGAAGATAACTGGGATAAGATATTCAACAAGAAAAAACGTAGTGATGACGTATCACCACACCTACAAGAATATGAACTTAACAAGTCTACAGGTGAGTTGCAGAAGGTAGATAATGGCGACTAGCCCTACACAATTATCATTAAAAAAATTACGAGAAGAAGGATACACAGTAGCAGTAGTAGAGCATTGGAATAGTTTTGCAAGGATACGCCAGGACTTGTTTGGCTTTATAGACTTACTAGCTTTAAAAGGTAAAGAAGTATTAGTAGTCCAAACAACAACAGCAAGCAATATATCAGCAAGAGTTAAGAAGATAGC